AAAAGGAGACAAGAACTCCGAGAGGTTGAACATAGGTGCCTGGCTGGATGAATACCTAGGGGATGCAGCGTTGGTTAATACACTACGCTTCCGTCTAGCTACACGGGACTCCAAGATGATCCTAGGGTTTACACCCATTGATGGATACACACCCTTTGTATCCGAATACCTGAAGGGCGCAGAGACGCTGGAGACTAAGAACGCAGAGCTTCTGGGTAAAGATGTTCCCGTTCAGCAATACAGCCCTGAGCGCGATGCTGGGATAGTATATCTGCATTCGGATGAGAACCCGTTCGGGGGATATGATCGTATAGCCAAGGACTTAAAGAACTCCAGCGAGGATCAGATAATGGTTCGTGCCTACGGCTTACCTACGAAGTCAATGACTTCACTACTCCCTAACTTTACTCCTGAGCTGAATGTAGTAACAGATGAGCCCAACAAGCACGGCATTAAGTTCCCGGACAAGGATTCCTTGACTTGGTATCAGATAGTTGACCCCGCATTTGCCCGTAACTACGTTGCCCTCTGGGCTGGAGTATCCGAGGAGGATGAGATATTTATACGCAAGGAGTGGCCCGACAGGGATACTTACGGGGAATGGGCGTTGTTCGGTGACCCCAAGTGGAGATACGGCCCCGCTTCCAAGAAGATTGGCTACGATGTTGAGGGATACGTGGAGTTATTCAAAGAAATAGAGGACGATCTAGGTATTGATGTGATGGAGCGCATCGGGGATTCGAGGTTCTTTGCTAAGGAGAATGAGAACAATGTTGATCTCTTTACTAGATTTTATGACTACGGTATGAGCTTCCTACCGTCCGATGGTCAGACTGAGCAAATTGGTTGCACAGCACTGGACGAGTGGTTCAATTACAACCCGAACTTCGACGTGGATGAAGCCAATAGACCAAGGTGCTACGTGCACCAGGACTGCGGGAACTTAATAGAAAGTATTATTAACTACAATTCACAAGGTAAATCCGATGAAGCCCTGAAGGACTTCTTTGATGCTCTTAGATATTTTAGAATGTCAAATGCTGGAATGGGTCCGGATTACTTTACAATAAACGAAATGCAAACAACAACTAGAGCACAGGGAGGTTACTAATGCCTAAAAAAAGATTAATACAGATTGCAACTGAACAAGAGGTGGAGTTCGAGGAAGCTATGCGAATAGCTGAAGAAAAACTACCAGAGGGTTCATTAACAGGAACGGGTAAGAACACTTGGGTAACCGAAGAAGGCACGGCCATTCTTGAGGATTCCTTAATGATTGAGGAAATTATACCCAAGCATTACCTAGGTCAAGTCCTAGGAGAATGCCCGAATCCTAGATATAACTACGTATACAATAAAGATATTGGTAAAAGAGTTCCGATGCTTGTCCCTAGGAAGTGGCAAGGCAAGTTAATAGGAAAGGTTATTACCTTTGAGGCAATATCGGACAATAAAGGGACGAGTTACCGCTATGTGCGAAAAGGACACTGATATTACCCTGAATCGAAATTGGTGCAGGGAGCAGGTCGATAGGTTCGCAGCCTGGGAAATGCTTAGACGGTATGTATTGCACGAGACGAGGGTTCCAATGACAAATGCAGAGCTATGTGATACAATAGGCGTATCATCTACTTATACAATTCGGTTGTTAAAATCCGTGCACAAAAGATTAGAATCCCAAAATGATAACTGATAACGTCTCAGAATCCCTAACATATTTACAGGAGGAGCCAGATATTAAGACCCTCCGTCTAGCCTATGACCAAACGGTCGTTGAGCTAGAAGCATACTTTGACCTCTGCCGCACATCCTACGATGACCGCAGAAACTTTTGGCCCGGCAAGAGCCGTGACCACCGCAAGCACGGAGCTGATGCTTTCCCTTGGGAAGGTGCGTCCGATATGGAGTGCCATCTTATTGATGAGCGCATTACTAGGCTTGTATCATTATTTATGGCATCCCTTAACCGAGCCAACGTAAGAGCATTCCCTGTAGAGAGTGGAGATATAGCTCGAAGTCGCGTTGTTTCTGGATTTTTAAAGTGGATGGTGTCCTCTGGATACATACCTAGATTTCACCGCGAGATGGAACTAGGTGCCAATTATTTGCTTGAGCGAGGTATATTGATTACATATATTGGATGGCAGAAGGAAGATAGACGTATACTGCAACAACTGGATATTAATCAGATTGCACAAGTTAGCCCAGAAGTGTCTGTAGCAATACAGGACGGGAAGGATGACGAACAACTAACCGCCTTGCTTCAAGCAACCTTTGAGGGGACAACAAAGAAACGAGCCAAGAAAGCATTACGTGAACTAAGAAAGAATGGAGTAGCTGAACTTCCTATTGTTCGTAGACAAGTCAACGCTCCGGATGTTAAAACACTTGCTCCTGATGGTGATTTCTTTTTTCCCCCATATGTTACTGACCCGCAGCGAGCACCTTACTGCTTCTGGAAAACTTATTACACACCACAGGAACTAGAAAATAAAGTAGTTACTGATGGGTGGGATGAGGACTTCGTTGATTACATCATATCTAAATACAGAGGTGTAAACATTGATAGCATTGAGCGCGAGCAAGAGGGACGCAGAAGCCTAAGCCTAGCCGACAATGCGTATGAAGCTGACGAGCTAGTAGAAATCTGCTACGCTTATCAACGCCTAATTGATCAAGAGGATGGGGCTGAGGGCATTTATTGCACAGTATTCCACAAGGAGTTCAGCGGCAATGCAGAGGTTCCGGGATACGCTAAGTTTGAATTACTTAACGGATACGAGGATTATCCCGTAGTAGTAACAAAGCTATCCGAGGACAGCAAGCGTCTGTATGACACAACTACCGTTCCTTCAATCCTTCGAGGCATTCAGAACCAAGTAAAGGTTGAGCGTGATTCCAGAGTTGACCGCAACAGCTTGGCTACACTGCCTCCGATCCTGCACCCAGTAGGTCAGGCTCCCAATGATTGGGGACCAGGTAGGTTAATCCCATATCGCCGTAAGGGTGACCTGGACTTCGCTCCTACACCTCCACCGCCTACTGGCTCTATTGAAATGGAGAATACCTTACTTGCCCTGTCGGACAAGTTAGTAGGACTAGATGAAGGATCACAGATTAGCCAAATCAGACAGCAGTTCCTCGTGGACAAGTTCCTTAGCCATACAGCTGAGGTCATTAGGATGGCTTACAAGTGCTTCCAACGCTTTGGTCCTGACGAAGTATTCTTCCGTGTAACTGGTGTCCCTGACGCTCAAACTTTTGACAAGGGTAACCCTGACGAGAACTTTGACATTATGGTTAACTTTGATGTCCAGAACAATGACCCAGAGACTGTGGAGAAGAAACTACAGCAGTTCGTAGCATTGAATCAACTGAACGCCAACAACCGCCTGAACGTAGATAGTCTCTTAGATGTCGCCGCAGCAAGCATTGATCCAGTAATGGCTGATGCTGTCCTACAACCAGTAGAAAGCGCACAACAACAAGTTGTTGAACAAGTTACTGACGATCTAGCTAAAATCTTTGCTGGTATAGAAATGCCAGCTAGACCTTCGGGAGCACAGATTGCACTCCAAGTAGTAGAACAATATGGACAACAACCCGACGTTGCACAAAGATTACAGGCTGACCAAGCCTTTGCGGCTCGTTTGCAAAAATATATTGGTCAATACACATTCCAGATGCAACAAGCTCAAAACGCTGAAATTGGGCGAGTTGGAACAGCCCCCGCACAAATGGGTTCAATTGATACACAAAACATATAATGCCTGACAATATATCATTACAAGCGCAAGCTAATAAGCGAGCTGCGCAAATATCTCAAAACAATAGAATTAAAGCATTCGGTAACTACCTATTGCCGTTCGAGGGATTTGATCCGGTAGCTCGAAGAGGAGCTGGAGAAGAACACCTTACTCTAGGTCACGGTCATTACGGACCCGATGTCAAAGAGGGACAAACAATTTCAAAAAAGGATGCTGCCTTGCTTTTTCAGAAAGATATTGCAGAGCGAATTCCTCAAATTCAAAAGTTAATACCAAAGTTTGATTCATTCCCAGCATCTGCTCAAGCGGCAATGTTTGGCGAGTTCTATCGGGGTTCGCTGACAAATCATAAAAAAAGGGGTAGCCCAAATACCATTAAGTTAATCAATCAAGGCAAGTTTGAAGAAGCAGCTAAAGAGTTCCTTAGGAATAATGAATACATAAATCGAGTTGAACTTAATCGAAGAGGCATTGGCCCACGTATGGAAAATGTTTCCAGAGAACTAATGAAGATGGCTAAATAATATGCAAATACAAGA